GCGGTGTCGGAGGCGGCTGGCGCTCCAGCGGCCGAGGCGGAGGAGTCCGTAGGCGGCGACTCCGACGGCGGTGAAGAGCGCGGCGGTGAGGATGAATGCGGCGGTGCCGAGGAGCCAGTCGACGGTTTGCAGCCAGCTGGCGGCGTTGTCCCTCACGTCCGCCTCCCGCGCGCCCAGTCGGCGACGAGGGTTCCGGCGGCGACGAGTCCGCCGGCGACGGCTCCTGCGGCGATGAGGGCGAGGTACAGGCGGCCGAGGCTGCGGTCCTCCAGACGGGCCATCACGCGGCGCTCCGCTGCTGGGCGGCCGTGTTGATGCGGTCGGCGGTGCGGCGGGCGGCAATGTGGCGGCCCTTCGCGGTCAACGTCCACAGTGCGATTCGGTGTCCGTGGGTGGCGGCCGATGTGGACGGCACCATCCGTCCGGTGTGGGCGATGATCCCCGCGGTCCGCAGCGAGTTGATCGCCGCACCGAGGAGGCCCTCACCGAGGTCGGGGAGGACGTCCCGGAAGTCGTTGCAGCTGAACTCGGCGGTGACGGAGCCGAAGTGGAGGACCGCGCGTTCGACGAGGAACTGGTCCCACTCGGAGTGCTTGGCGATGTCGTCGAGGAGGGCGTCCTTCTCCGTGGACGCGAGCCGCTCGGCAACAGACAGACGACGGGTCATGACGCGGTCTCCTCGGTGGCGGTGTGCTGGTCCAGCTCGGCGTCGGTCATCAGGTAGGCGGGGATGCGGCCGTGGATGAGGGCGTGGCGGATGTCGTTGCCGGCCTGCCTGATCTGCATGGCTCGCTCGCGGCCGGCCTTGGTCGTGGCCTGGTCGGCGATCTGGAGGTAGCGGTCGGAGAGCAGGCCGAGCGCGGTCTGCATCTGGACGGCCTTCTCGTGGATCGGGTCGTAACCGGGGCCGGTATGGGTGAGGGCCGCGAGGATGCGGCGCCAGAAGTCGCGCACTGTGTGGTCTCCTGTCTGGTGGCGACCGGCCGTATTTCGGGTACGGCCGGCCGCCGAGCGGGGTGGGCTACTGCTGGGCGTTCTTGCTGGTGATCTCGGCGCCGGTGATGTGTTCGGGCGGGAAGGCCTCGTCGCGGCTCATCTCGCCGCGCTCGACGGAGCGGAAGATCGTGCCGAGCTTCGCGACGTCGCTCTCGTCCCACTCCGCACGCGGCCGGCCGACCTTCGTCTCCAGCTGCTTGGCGTTGACGCCGACCCGCTTGTAGCGATCGATTTCCTGCTCGATGCGGTCAGCGAGGGAGGCGCCGTCGCCGCGGGCCAGGGTCTGCTGGCAGATCTGGATGGCCTCGGCGGTGTAGTAGTCGGGCAGCACCGCGTAGATGGCCTCGCGGAGTCGACGGGCGCCGAGGTTGGCGTTGTTCTCGTACACGTCCCGCAGGTCGGTGAGGGTCTTCTTGCCGCTGCGGGTGTCCCGGATGTGGGGTGCGATGAAGATCTGCGAGGAGCGGGAGTTGCGCTCCAGGTCCCAGGCGTAGGCGAGGATCTCGGACTGGCCGAGCGCGGTGTCGCGGGACAGTTCCATCGTGCCGTGCTGGATGTTGCCCCAGATCAGGGCGAGTTCGCGGGCGAGGTGGACGGACGGTCCGGAGACGGTCTGGCCGGCCTTCGGGTAGGAGAAGAACGCCTTCTCGGCGATGGCGAGCTGGCTGCACGCGAATCGCATCTCGTCGCGGGCGAGGTCCCGGTTGCGCGGGTTCTGCTTGGCGACGAACACGGCGGCCTTGACTTCGGCTTCGGCGCGTGAAAGCTCGATCATGGTGGCCTGCCCGAGGTGGGTGGCCGGCTGCTGCTGGACGGGGAAGTTCACAGGTAGATCTCCTTGTCGCGGTTCTCGGCCCAGCCGGGCAGGGCGAGGTAGTTGGGGTCGGTGTCGCTGTAGCCGGGCCAGTTGCCGGTGGCGGTGCACTCGGCGAAGACCTCGATGGCGGCGCGGTTCTTGGCGCGGCCGATCTCGCGGGCGAAGTAGTCGATGCCGACGACGTTGACGAGGTAGGGGGCGGTCTTCTCCTGGACGATGAACAGGAGTTCCGTGTCCTGGCCGCCGAGTTCGAGGGCGATGGCGGCTTCCTCGTACCAGGCGGTTTGCTGGTTGTAGCCGTAGTTGTCGAGGGCCTTCTGGAAGGCGTCGCTGCTGGCGTCGGCCGCGGTTTTGTAGTCGGGGATGATCAGCCGGCCGGAGTGGATGGACGGCAGCCAGTCGAAGCGGACGCGGCGGCGGATTCCGGTGGGGCCGTCGATCCAGAACCCGGACTGCTCGGGCGCCCCGTAGGCGGGCTCCAGCAGGGCGGAGGCGAGGGGGTGGCGGCGGATGGCGGCGGCCATCTCGTCGACCATGTCGATCTCGTGCTGCTTGAGCGGGACCCCGCCCCGGGCTCGCGCTTCGGCGACCTCGACCTTCGCCGCCTTCGTGTTCCACGTGTCGTGGTCGACGAGGATCAGCTCGGCGCCGCGCCCGAGGACTTTCGCGTGGGCGGCGTTGCCGTAGTCAAAGGTCTTCTTCGCCGGCTGCGGGTTGTCCTGCTCGTACCGGAACTTGGCGGGGCAGGACGGGGGTAGTAGCTTGCGGGCGCCGGACGAGGAGAGGCTCGTCTTGTCTGCGTGGTAGTCGTCGTTGGAGAGGTCGGTGTGCAGACCCAGGGCCGGCGCCTCGACCTCGACGGCGGCGGTCACCGGTTCAGGTCCCTTGCGAGCTCGTTGACCAGGTCCTTGGCGGTGTCGATCTTCTCTTCAAGTTCGTCGTGGCGCCGCTTGAGCTCGTCGCGTTCGTCGGTCAGCTCGCGTACCTTGTCGGAGAGTTCGTCGTTGGCGGCTTCGAGGTGCTCGATGCGGGCTTCGAGGTCGTCAGTCGTGGCGGTCATTCGTTGTCCTTGCTGGTGTCGGTGTCGGCGCAGTCTTCGCAGCGGCCGTCGGGCAGCCACGGCCCGGCGGTGTTGCCGCACTTGCGGCAAGGGAGTGGGCTCAAAACGGGACCTCCTCGGTAGTGGGTCGGCCGGGCCAGAGCGGCAGTCGCCAGGTGCGGAGCTGGTCGAGGCAGGCGCAGTCCTCCCAGTCGGCGTTGTCCTCGGCGGTGACCCAGCCGTGGCCGCCAGCCCCCTTGCAGGAGCGGCAGTTCGGGTCGGGCTTCGGTGTCCGGGTGAGGTGGATCGCCCGCTGGTACAGCTCCAGCTGCCAGCGACCGAAGGTGCGGGTGAGGTACATGAGGTGCTCCAGATGGGTAAGGGGCGCCGAAGCCTCCGCCCGGTCAGGGGGTGTCGGGGCGGAGGCCTCGGCTGCGGCGGAGCTGCTGGGGGGAAGCGCTCACGCCGCGTCTATGGGTGGTTGTTCGCCCCGCCGCCAGCCGTTGGACATCTGGCAGCGGGGCGGGTCTAGGCGGCGCCCACGTCGGCCTGCTTCTTGCTGGCCGGGTCGACGTAGAACTCCTCGGCGGCGAAGAGGCCCTCTTCCTGCGGGGCCATCTGCTTCTCCGCCTTCTTGAAGATCCGGCGGACGCCGTCGTAGCAGTCGGGGCAGAGGGCGATCAGCCGGCGAGCGGGCAGTTGCGCGGCGGTCACGAAGTCGCCCTCGTTCACCGGGTCGCGAGGTGTCGCGATCAGGTGGATGCGGGCCTTGCGCTTCGACACGTACTCGTCGTTGGTGAGCACGCAGCGTCCCGGCTTCCGGGTGCGGTCTGCGTGCCTCGCGCCGCAGACGCCCTTGCACTCGCAGCGGTTCTCGGCCCGCTTCATCACCGCGGTCCACAGGGCGGCGCCGACTATCGGCGGGCGGACGGTCATGCCGTCACCCCCTCGGCGGGCATCGCGTACACGGGCCAGACGGCCGGCTCCGGCTGGTCGATGACCGCCAGCTGCTGCGTCTCGTCGTTCGCCGTGGACCGGCCGACGGGCACCGGGTACGGGATCTGCACGTGGGAGACGTAGGGCCGGTCGAGTCGCTGGACCGTCTCGGTGATGCGCGGGCGGGCGTTGATGACGGCCTGCCGCAGCCGGGCCTGCTCGGCGGCTTCGCGGATCACCCGGTCGCTGAGCTTCCGCACCCGGGCCTTCAGCCGGCCGTTCTCCTCTTCGGCGACCGCGATCCGCATCTCGTCCTGGCAGGAGCGGACGACAGCCTGTGCGAGGTCGCGGGTGAGGTCTTCGTTCGCTGCGACCAGCGCCCGGTTGTCGGCGTCGGCCTGGTCGAGCTGGGCTTGCAGTTGGGCGATGCGGTGGGGGGCGGTGTGCTTACCGCGGGCCGGGTGGATGAGACTCACGGCCGGCCTCCTTTCAGGTGCTGCTGCTGGTCGATGAGTGCGGCGCGTTCCCTCCGCAGCTCGCTGATGCGGGCGGCTGCCCGGCGGATGTACAGGCGGTGCAGGGCGTTGGTGAGACCGGCGATCGGCGACATCCGGGACGTCGGCAGCGGGGCGGTCACGAGGCGGACTCCTGCCGGTGCGTGCAGCGACCTCGGAGGCACCGCTCGGCGCGCTGCTTCCACTCGTCGTGGCCGACGAGCTCGTGCCGCCACCCTTCGGCTGCCTCACGCCGTCGGTCGGCGATCCGGGGCGTGAACTCCTTGTGGGCGTCCTCGGCGAGCGACCCGATGTACTCGCCGAGCGCCGAACCCGTCACGCAGCCCCGCGGGTTGACGCGAATCCAGAACCGTCGGGCGGCAAGCTGCTCCGCGCGGATCGCGGCCACGCAGTCCGGGTGGCCGAGGGCGCGGAGCACCCAGGGCCGGTTGGCGGCCATCTCACGGCAGTCCGTGCACGCTGTCGTCTCGGCCATCACGCCGCCTCCAGAACGTGCCGGTACATGGCGGCCGTTGTCGGCTGCGGGGCCGGCACGAGCGGGCCGTGTGCGGCGTAGACGGCGGACAGCGGCAGCACTTGAGCGGTGTCGGGGCACAGCATCAGCGGCTCGTCGGACTCGGTGTGCTCCTGCGTCCACAGCCAGCGCGTGCCGTCCAGGGCGATCTGCACCCGGTCGAGGTCGATCTCCGTGCCGTCGAGGAGGATGGTCATCACGCCACCGCCTTGAGGGGTACGGCCGGCTGCTCGGGCTGCGGGAGCCGGGCGTCGATCGCACCGAGCAGGGCCTCGACGGCGCCGGACAGGAACGCGCAGTCCGTGCCGGTAACGGGCCCGCCGTCCGCGATCGCCTGCGAGATCGGGGCGTGAACTTCGCGGACGTAGGCCACGACCGCAGCGAGGCCAGAGTCCAGGTCGAGGTTCTTCACGTCGTCTCCTTGCGGGCTGCGCGGGCGAGGCGGTTGGCGGTTTCGCGGGCGGCCATCTCGGCAGCCCAGGCCGGGTAGTCGGCGAGCTGCGCGACGGGCGCGTCGGGGTGCCGGACCAGCCAGGCATCCAACTGGTAGGCGAGGCGGTCCGACGGGGAGTGGGTGTGCTCGGCGGCCTCGGCGAGGAGGCGGGCGTTGCGCTGGCCGGCGACGATGGCCGCCACCTGCTCGCGGAGCGTCGACAGCGGCACGTCCGCGCGGGTGATGGGCGGCGGCGGGGACTGGAACCGCTTCGGGGTGAAGGTCATGACGCCGCCTCCGTACCGACCGGCACCGGCAGGGCGCCGACAGTGGCGACCGTCGCGTCCAGGTCGGGCTCGGCTCCGTGGACCGGGCAGTTGGCGTCCCAGTCGCAGTCCGTCGTGGCCTCGACGGGGTTCCATCCGCAGGCGGTCATGACACCGCCTCCTCTGCCTCGGCCTTGGATGCGTCGGCGATTACCTGTAGCTGGGCGATGAGCGCGGGCAGATCGGCCAGCGGCACGGAAGACCCGTTCGGGTCGGTGCGGAAGTAGATGCCGGGAACGTTGCCCGGCATGAGTGCCGTGCTGATCAGGAGCCGGTCGCCGTCGATGTCGGTGTGCGCGTAGCGGCTCTCGTGCGGGATGGCTCCGGCCGGAGCGAGGATGACGCGGATCTCGGTGCGCTCGGTCATCGGAGCACCGCCTTCGCGGCCGGGTCCCAGGTGCAGGACTCCTGGCCCTTCTGCTTCACGTCACGGCAGATGCCGGGCTGGTGGACGGGCGAGCGACGGCAGTAGTGGTCGGCGTGCTCGGGGCAGACGGTGCCGCAGATCGTCGCGTCGTACTGGCGGATGCCCCAGACGATCGCCCGGCAGGCGAACAGGTACTCCCAGGAGAAGTCGTTGAAGGACTGCTCCCACTCGTCGGGGATCCTCGGCCGGAAGCCGCTGTGGCTGAACGATGCGACCGCGTACTCGGCGGTCCCCCGGTACTCAAGGCTGTGGTCTTCGCTGTGGAGGATCTGGTCGCCGACCGCCTTAACGGCGCCCGGGCAGCGGGCCTCAGCGTCTGCGGCCTCCTCGATCAGCCAGGCCCGGAACTTCTCCTCCGACCAGTCCGTGATGTCGCCCCGGCCAGCCGTGACCTTCTCCTGCCAGTAGCCGGGGTTGATGTCGCCTTCGTTGGACTCGCGGAACAGGCGGAACAGGTCGACCGTCGGGTGGATGGCGAAGCCGTAGCTGAAGCCGTCACCGCGAACGAAGAGGTTGTTCGGCCAGGTCACCAGGTCGAAGCGGTAGAAGCTGCCCTTCGGGTCCGTGAAGGCGAGGTGCCGGTACATGCCCTCGTCCTTCAGGACGGTCAGCTCGTGGTTGCGGGTCTCGGCCCTGAAGCGGGCCAGGGAGGAGGCGTAGTCGCTCATGCCGTCACCTGCGCGCGAAGCTCGGCGGCGGTCTCGCGCAGTGCTGCAGTTACCTCGCCCTGCGTGCGTCCCGGGCGGTCGTTCCAGGTCGCGATCTCGTCGTCGACCTTCAGCCGCTGTTCGACGAACGCGGCCACGCTGTGGGCGTCGAGGACGTCCTCACCCGCCAGCCGCATCTTGAAGGTGGGCTCGCCGTGCAACGCCACGTTGATGGCCCCGATGGCGCACACGGAGCACTGGAGCAGCGGCCTAGTCGCGGCCTGTCGGTGGTCGTACAGCTCGCCCCGCCACCAACCGACGGCGTCGATGTGGTCGGCGGCGCGATCGAGGATGGCCGCGATCTCGCTGGGGACGGGAGTCTGGGAGGATGAACTCACGGTTCACTCCTGTTTCTTCGAGGTTGAAGGGGTGGAGCGTGCGGCTCTTGGCCGCGGAGCCCCGGCTGTCGGATCGCACTCCGACGGTTGGGGCTTTGGCCGTTAAGCGGCGGCGCGGGCCGGCTCGTTGTCGAGCGAGTCGGGCGAGTGCAGCTCGGCGGCGTAGGCCTTGGCTTCGGCGAGGCGGTAGGCGAGCTTCCGTCCGATGGGGACGGGCTGCGGGCCCTTACCGAGGTAGCGGTAGTTGTAGAGCGTCTTCACGCTCAGTCCCGTCATGCGGGAGAGCTCCTGGATCCAGACGAAGCCGGGCGGGGCCGGTGTGGGGATCTTTGCGAGCCGGGGCATGTCCTTCCTTCCTGTGGGGGTGAACTCATCGAGGGACGATTCGTCATTGAGTTGGTGACACCGGGGGCATGAAGACGACCAACACGGCGACACCGAGTGCCTCCGCGACGGCATGCGCTTCATTGACGGGCAGGTCGGGCAGGTCTCCGGCGACGAGTCGACCCACCTGGGATCGGGATACGCCGCTCGCTTCCGCGAGGGACCTGACGGTGTGGGGTACGCCCCGACCTGGGGTTTCCATGATCTTCTTGAAGGTTTCCAGGTCCCGTAGGGCATAGCGCACCATGTATGGATCTCCCCCGTTGCAGAGGTGCCTTTCACTGCCCTTGAGTCAACACCATGAGGGCCGGTTCGTCAACGACTCAATGACGACCGGATCCCGAGTTTCGGCAAAAGTTGTGGCCGGATAGCATTGATCCATGGACGATCCGTCCCAGATCCAAGATGGTTGTAGGGACTGACCTGCTATTTTTCCGGCGCTACCCCACACACACAGAGACAATCGGTGTTGAAGTGCCACGAGAGGACGAGGACATGACGGTTCCGGCCAATGCCCCGGACCACGGCACGGCTACGGAACCCGCCACCATCGGCGCACTGTCCAAGCTCATCCAGGAAGCGAAGGACGCGGGCCTCTCCTACCAGGAGATGGCAGACCGCGCCGTCGACACGGAATCCGGCGTCCGCTACTACAAGCAGTCGCTCCAGAAGCTTGCGAAGAACCCCCCCACCAATCCGCCTACCCCGGCCCAGATGAAAGCCCTGGCAGCAGGGACGGGCAGGTCACTGCGTGCCATCAAGGAAGCGGCGGCCGAGCAGTGGCTGGAGTACGAGGCGACCGAGCTGGCCGGCTACGGCAACGAAGTCCGCATCATCGTGGGCCACTTGGCGGGCATGCCGGAATCCGAGCTGAGGCGCTGGCGGGCGATGATCGAAGCGGACGAGCGTGCGCGCCGCGAGAACCGTTAGCAGATCCGCCGCTACCAGACCGGCATTGACCGCCGAAGTCCTTAAGTAGACATTCCTTCAACGGATTGTGGTCAGACACTCACTGGTCGTACCCTTCCACAACCGTGCGCTTCAGGCCATTGCGTCACGAGCGCACCGCTCTAACGGGAGGGCGCTGCATGCTGCGTGTTGTGTACAAGACGGCCGACCTGGCCCCCGGGATCCTCTCCGACTGGAGAGAGGACAGAGGGTTCGTCGAGATCCGGATCGCCCGGGGCCTGGAGCCCGTCGATTTCATCCCCTCGCTCAACGAGACGCTCCTGGACTTCGTCACCACGGCGCAGTGGTTCCAGATCTGGGAGGGCGAGGTCGTCTCGGCGGCCTCTCCTCTAAGCCCGCTCCGCGTCACGTTCGAACTCTCCCCGCTCAAGCTGGAAGCCCCCGTCGAGATCCGTGAGCACAAGGGGTACGTCGCCCTGCTCGTTCACCCCCTCACGTCGACAGGCATGTTCATCGGAACGCTGAATCGGTCCATCGAGGAGTTCCTCGCTGGGGGACAGTGGTTCCAGCTGTGGCACGGGGAGATCGTCACGATGGACTCCCCCGAGGCGAACGCAGCCTGAACGAGTAAGAGGGGGTCCCACGTGGCCGGTTACATCGAGGATCGCTGGCTGACGAAGAAGCCCGATCCGGCGACCGGGAAGCGGCGCCGGACCGAACGCTGGGGCAAGGGCAAGCGCTGGCGGGTCGCCGGTATCCCCGGCGTGCGGGACCGTTCCTTCAAGAACCAGAAGGGTCCCGGGAGCGCCGAGGAGTGGCTGGCGAAAGCCCAGACGGACACGAGCCGCGGCCAGTTCTACGACCCTCGCAACGGCGACATCACGCTGCGGGAGTACGTCGAGAAGACCTGGTGGCCCAACCTGCGCAAGCCGCCCGGCACCAGGCAGTCGATGAAGCCGCGCGTCTTCCTGCACATCCTGCCGCACGCCGGCAGCCTGCCCCTGAACCGGATCGGCCCGGACGAGATCAAGGCGTGGCTGACCCGGGTCGAGCAGGACATCGACGTGAACACGGTGCGCACGACGTGGCGTCACTTCTCGTCGATCATGCAGGCGGCGCACAAGGCGAAGCGGATCCCGGAGAATCCCTTCCGGGACGAAGACCTGTCGCCGCCCGCGTCGCCGCCGTCCAAGGCGAAGGCCTGGCCGAAGGAGACCGTGGCCGCAGTCCGGGGCGCGCTGGATGCCCGCTACGCGATCCTCGTGGACCTCTCCGCCGGCTCGGGCATGCGGCAGGGAGAGTGCCTCGGGTTCTCGCCCGACGACATCGCCGGTGACGAGATCAACGTGACGCGGCAGATCGTGCGGATCAACAGCCGTCTGGGGTTCGCCCCGCCGAAGGGCAACAAGCTGCGGACCGCGCCCTGCCCGCCGGAGCTGGCGCGCGCCGTCAAGGAGTACGCCAACGTCTTCCCGACCGTCGAGGTCACGCTGCCGTGGGTCGACCCTGACCGCCCCAACCTGGAGTGGGAGAAGCGGCCCTTGCGGACAGTACGTCTCCTTGTGACCACCCCGAGAACGAACGGTGTGAGCGGCGGAGCAGTCAACCGGGTCACCTTCGACGACAAGCAGTGGAAGCCCGCCCTGGCCCGCGCCGGCGTCATCCCCGCACCGGAGGTCGAGTACGTCCAGGGCGCGGGCAAGAAGCCGTGGCGGCGGGTGAGCTGGAAGATGCCGCGGGAGGACGGCTTCCACGTGCTGCGGCATACGTTCGCTAGCGTGGTGCTGGCTGCGGGTGAGACAATCACTCAGCTGGCTGCGTGGCTCGGTCACTCGGATCCGGCGTTCACGCTGAGGACTTACGTGCACTTCATGCCGAAGTCGGGGAAGCGGGCGTTGGCTGCGCTGGGTTCGTGGATGGGCCAGGCCGGGGGTGGTGTTTCCCCCCAGGAGCTCCCCGCGATCTCTCCCGCCTCTGATTCTCCCCAGGTTCTCCCCGCCACCGTTTTGGATCATGAGAAGTGACGGGTTGTTGCTGGTCAGCGGGTTGAGCGGCAGACGAGTCGGGCTGTACGCCGGGTTCTGTCGCCCGGTCGCCTCGCGGCCTGGGCTTTCGGCTCTGGAGTCCGTCTGACCTGGACTTCCTTTGAGTTCCCGCGAGTGCCCGGGGGTGCCTTTGAGTTTAAGAACTGGCTCTCCCCGGGCACTCCCCCGGCGCCTCTACTCCCCAGATTCTCCCCGCGGGTGAGAGGCGGAGCGGGCTCCTGGAGTGCAGCTATGGCAGCGCTTCGCCGACCCGGCCGGGCGTGTACTCGACGCCCTCGTGGCTTGCCGCCGCCCACCGGTCCCGCTCCATCTGCAGGATGCACTCCTCGCAGGCGCGCAGTTCCTCGTCGTGGCCGACGCGCGGGTGCACGGTCTTGACGTGGGCCGTGGCGACCTCGCCCTTGTCGGGACACCGGAAGCAGGTGCCGGCCGCCCACTCGTACAGGGCAAGGATCTGCTGTCGGTCCATGTGCCGTCTCCCGTTGGCGGTGCGGATGAGGGTGGGTGGCGTGCTGGTTCCCGTCCTGTTCAACCGGATGCAGGCGGGAGGGGTTGTTCACTCGATTGAGCGAACGTGCGTTCGATTCCAGGACATTACCTGGAGCCCTGCGTCATATGCCATAGCGCAGGGCTGGGCGATCAAGATCACAGAAAGCCTGGTCCCACCAGGCTGACTCATGATCGTTCTGGGTTGAGCGTTTGTCGAGTGCACCTCGACCCGCCAGACGACGACGCCCTCCGCGCGGAGCGGCAGCGCATCGGCAGGTCCATCCGCAACGCCCGCATGGACGCTGACCTCACCCAGGAGAAGGTCTTCCTGGCGGTCCCACTCAACCGGGCCTACTACCAGCAGATCGAGAGCGGCATCGCTAACCCGTCACTCAACACGCTGCTGCGGATCGCCCGCGTCTTAGGTGTGCGCATCGCCGACCTCCTCCACTGACTGGCTCCGTAAGCGGAACATAAGCGCTTTGGTTGACCTTGAGTCAACAACACCCGGACGCCCGTTGGGAAGAGTGCCGGGTGCATTTATCTACACGTTTTCGCCACACGTTTCGTGCATCCGATCACGACCCGCTGACCCTCTGGCCAGGACTTTCGCGACGGATCGGTTAACTGTCGCTTACTCGACACCTGAACCGGTGTTCAGCCTGCGTTCACCTTCGGCTACACGCCGCCCTCGTGGACCCGGTACGCGCGGTACAGCGTCTCGGACGTCTCACACCGGGCGCGCCCGATGTGCCGGCAGTCGTCGCAGCGGGTGGTGTGATCGACGTAGTCGCTCCACGCCTCCTGTAACGGGCTGAGCTTGGCGCCGGAGACTATGACCGGCGGGCGGGTTACGGCGGGGGGTGGCTGGTCTCTAGGCTCGTCCACGGCTGCTCCGCTCCACGGCTGCTTCCCCGGCTGCGCGCGGGGCTGTTTCACCAGCTTAGACATAGCATGCTATGGGTTGCTACGTGTGCTATCGCTCGCGTGGCATGGGATGGCGTGTCACGTTGACTGCATGATCGAGTGGGAGCCGGATGTGCCCAGGTGGCGGCAGGTGGCGGATGTGATCCGGGAGCGGATCACCGATGGCACGTACCCGCCCCGCACCCGCGTTCCCTCCGTGGTCCAGCTGGCGACCGAGTTCGGGATCGCTCAGGCAACGGCGCAGAAGGTGCACGCCGGGCTCCGGGCCGAAGGGCTCATCTACACGGAGCCGGGACTCGGGTCGTTCGTCAGCCGGCCGACGCCCGAGAGCTGACCGCTGTCCGACCCCGTCGGTAAGATTCGGATCATGTCCCCCACTCCCCCAGATCCGGATCCTGCGCGGCCGTTGGCTGCGGAGCTGAACGCGCAGATCCGTGCGTTGTGGATCGGGCCGGGCGGGCATCCCGCGCTGCAGTTGGACGATGCGCGGCGGGCCGAGTATCACCGGCTGCTGGCCGCCCTCGCCGCGCTGGAGCGCGGGGACATCGTCGAGGCGGCGTAGGATCCGCACTCGTGAGCGACGTACCTTCTGACGATCTGATTGCCCTGGAGCAGGCTTCCGTGGATGCGCATGCCGCGCTCCTCGAACTGCAGGAACGGTACGGCAGCCCGTCCGCCGGAGACGGCTGGACCGAGGAGCAGCATGCCGAGTACGGGCGCCTGTGGCAGGCCTGGCGGGAAGCGGCCCTCAAGTTCCATGCCGCACTGCGGAAGGCAGGCGGAGACCGGCTGAAGGAAGAGATGCGGGTGAAGGCCGCGGTGCGGCACCCCGAGGCGGCCTGACAGCAGCGAGCCCTGCCCCGGGCATCACTCCGGTGCAGGGCATCAGCAACAACCCGACTAGATCGTTGGGATGTTGACGACCAGTCTACGAGCAGCCACCGACAACGAGGCGGCTAGACGTATCGGCCGGGCCCCCAGTCCTGCGGTGTTCCCGGGCAAGGTCCGCCGGACCACTGCGAGTGCGGGTGACGGCAGCGAGTGCAGCACTGGACGTGGTCGTCGCCGTACTGGAAGTCGTGCTCGCCGCGCGTCGACAGCCGGTACTCGCCCTGGACGTAGTCGGGTACGCCGCGGCCGAGCTGTCGCAGTGCGCGGTCGGCGTTCGGGTATGGGCGGTGGGCCATAGCTCTCCTCTGCTCGATGCCAGGATGGCAGGGCTCACGTCTCGTCGGGCCAGCTGTGGATAACCCTGTCGACCGCGGTGTCGGTGAGGGTGATGCGCACGCCGGGCATGTTGCCGCGCTCGCCGACCCACGCCGAGAACTGGCGCCGGGCCGTCGCCTCCCGCGGCCACCAGCCGTGCATCGCCGGGCGGCCGTCGAGGGTGAGGAGGAGGTGGTAGCGGTCCACGCGTTCAGCCTGCCCCGCCGTCGATGGCCACGGTCAGCGCCACGCCCGCCTCGACGGCTGCGGCCCGGAGGTCGGCGAGGAGCCCGCCCGTCGTCGACGGCATGCGGTGCGGCTGCAGGCCGACGGTGGCGAGGAAGCAGTCCCGGCAGCGGTCGAGCCAGCAGGGGCCGCGGTCGAGGTCGACGATGCAGGTGAAGCGGGCCGGCTCCCCGCACAGGCTGCACGGCTTCGGGTCCAGGCCCACGCGCGCGAACCCGTCCCGGCCGCCGGTGGGCGCCGGGTCGAGGGTGGTGGGGTCGATGCCGAGGCGGAGCAGCAGGTCAGCGTCGGTCATGGCCTGCTCCTTCCGTCGGGGCCCTGGGTGTGCCGATGCAGCGTACCGCCGTAATATCGAACACGTGAACGACCCGCACAGCTCCCGTCTCGACTCCCTGTACTTCCTCGCCCGCGTCCAGGAGCAGGACCTCGACCGCACCCGCAGGTGGATCGCCGCCGAGGAATAGCGGCAGGCCGAGCGGCAGCGCGGCGAGCAGGCCCGGCCGCCCGCCCCCGACTGGATGATCGAGCAAGGGCTCAACGGCGGCATGCCCGTGTACGTCCACCGCGGGGACTGCCACATGAAGGGGCAGCGCAGCAAAGGCGTCAGCCAGGACCAGGCCCGCCGGGCACTCGCCGAGGGAGTCCCCGCGTGCACGCACTGCCGGCCCGATACGGAGCTCGGCGTACTCGACTGAGGGCAGCCGCATGCCCTCCCGTGGAGAGGGCCGGGAGGAGCGGCGGGCCCCGCCTCACGGCAGCGCGGCGGGGCCCGAGCGGGGACCTTCACCTGGAGGGGATTAGGGGGCCCGCGCGATCAACGATGCACCAGAACCAGCCACGGGGATAGATCTCGGCCACGGGTTTCTACTGCAGCTCGGCGTCGTCTCGCTGCAGTCGTTCGCCGAGCTTGGCGGCCAGCTGGTAGGCGGGGTGGTTGTCGAGCTGGCGGCGGCGGCGGTTGTACCGCTGGGTGGTGCGCGGGTCGGAGTGGCTGACGGCGTCTTGGACGTCTTGGAGCGGGACGCCGTTGGCGAGGTTGTCGGTGATGAACTGGTGCCGCAGCGTGTGGGGCTTGATGCTGGCGGCTTGCGGGATTCCGGCGTGGCGGGCGAGGACGCGGAGGTGCTTCCACACTTCGGGCTGCGTCCAGCGGCGGCCGGTGTCGGTGGCGAACAGCGGGCCGTCGGTGCGGTCGCCGAGATAGCCGAGGAGGGCGTCGAGGGCGAGCGGCGGGACGGGCGCGGGCCGCTTCTTGCCGCCCTTCTGGGTGAGGGGCAGGGTGCGGTGCCCTCGGTCGTAGCCGAGCTGGTCGGCGTTCAGCGACAGAAGTTCGTCGACGCGGGCGCCGGTGAGGTAGAGGAGCATGACGAGGGCGTAGGAGCGGGGCGCCCAGTCGGCGGCCGTCTGGATGAGCCGGGTCGTCTCCTCGTCGGTCATGCCCTCGGTGGGGCTGTAGTCGGGGTCGACGTAGGGCCGGTTGACGGCGGCGAACGGGTCGCTGTCGACGGCTTGGAGCCGGGCGGCGTAGGTGTAGAAGGATCCGGCGGCGGCGAGGGCTTGCGCCTGGGTGGTCTCGGCGGGCGGCTTGCCGTTGCGGGTGGGCGTCTTGGCGAGGTGCTTGGCGTAGGCGTCGGCGAGCGGCAGTTTCGCCTGAAGGGGGTGGATGCCGGTCGAGCGCGCGTACTCCTCCCACGCCTTGAAGGTGCGGGCGTAGGCACGCCGGGTGTGCCGGGACTTCTGTCGGGCGACCCAGCCGCCCGCGATGGTGGGGAGCGGGTCACGGTCGCCGTAGATGGCGGCGAGGTGGTCGGCGAGGTGGCGGGCTTCGTCGGGCCAGTCGTCGCGGGGGTCGTGCCGGTCGGTTGACAGCTCCGCCGACGGGCGCGGGACGAGAGCGGTCACGGGCGCCACTCCTCCTGGAAACCGGGCCGCTGGTCATACACAGCCGCCTTGCCCTTCGCCCACCGCTCCACGACGTGCAGCATCGCGGGCAGGTAGTCCGCCTCACGCCGCAGCGCCCCCTGCCGCGTGTCGGGATCGCCGGGCCCCTCCCACTTCCCGGTCCGGTTCTCGTGCTCAATGTCGGCGGCCAGCTCTTCGGCAGCCTTCTCGTGCCGGGCGTGGGAGCGGAGCAACTGCTCGTACTCGCGGAGCAGTTCGCGGTCGATGGCGATCTCCCGCAGCACACGGGCCGGATCATGGAGTTCGACGTGCTTCAGATACGGCGGGCGCAGCCAGCTCGCGTCTCCTAGCTCCGCATCGTCGAGCGGCGTCGCAAGCCTCCATTGCCCGCGATGGCCCCCTGCCTCGTTGGCGATCCGCTCATCCTCGTCGAGTTGCTTGCCGAGCCACCGCGCGAGCTCATTCATCTGATTCCTCCGGAGTATGGGATAACTGTCATTATCAACCATAGAGTTGAGTGATCGCCAGCACTTCCGGGCAAGAGGAAACGCCCCCTCCCGAAGGAGGGGGCGCTGCTACTCGGTCTCGTCGTCGGGCGGCCAGTCGGGTTCGAGGAACGGGCGCGGCGACAACCAGAACGGCGGCGGGGGTTCGTCCATCGGCCGTACTCCAGTTCTCACGCGTCGATGTTGCGGATGTACCGTGCAGCCGGCTCGGACATCGGCTCAGCCTGCGGCGGTTCCATGCCGGCCTTCTTGATGTGCGACACGAGCGAGCGGACCCGATGCAGGAGCCAGCTGATGGCTTCGTCCTGGTCGCCGATCCTCTGTCGCTGCTTCTCTGCTTCGTTCTCCTGGCGTTGAACGCGGGTCTCCAGGCGTTCGATCGCCTTGCCCTGCTGATCCGTCACCGCCAGGAAGTCATCCCTGCTCTCTTGGCGCTTCGTTCTCCGCGCCGACCGGGCGGCGACGATCCCGCCGCCCGCGCCGACCAGTGCCAGCCCGGCCTGTACCCAGGTGTCCACCGTCATACCGAGCTCACTCTCTTCACCCGGGGAGGCTCCTGCCATCCGGCAACCACACTCACCGGCACAGCGATCACTCCCCAGACCAGGGCCGCTATCCACCCCCTGGGGAAGTCGCCCAGGATCCATGAGATGAGGTAGGAGCCCATCCAGGGAAGGACGATGGCGGGGAGTGCGAGGAAGCCGACCCAGTCGCGGCCCTGCGGTAGCCATGCCGAGGCGATGGCGACTAAGCCTGTCGCCACCCACAGCCAGGCCCACACTTCGAGGGGCACTGTGTGTAGGAGCGGTTCGAGGCCGCGCTGGTCGGGCTGCGGGGAGATGAGCTGGCCGTATCCGTACAAGGCCCAGACCGTCCCGTAGCTGAGGAGGATCGCGCCGCGGCGGCCGAGCAGCCTGCCCAGCCGCCGGACCACTCGGCGCGGCATCTACACCGCCTGAACGGGCGACGCCTTGACCGGGCTGCTCTGCTCGATCGGCAGCGCCGGTACCGGGGCCTGCACCTCGCGGTGCTCGAACAGGGCCAGGACTGCGGCGACGAGGGACATCCATCCGGCCTGCTCTGTTGCGGACAGGTCGAGGCCGAAGCCGACGAAGAGGGCCAGGCCAGCGGATGCGAACTGCAGGATCGCCGCGCCAGCTGCGCCCGTCTTGAGGACGATCGCAGACACGACGGCGACGAGGCAGGCGAGGACGGTGTTGATGAGCGTCTGCTGTTCCTCGCTCACGTCGAGGCCGTAGGCGGCGCCGAGCTTCAGCGCGATCGCTATGACGGCCAGGATGTAGACGGGTTCCCGTCCGAATACCTTCATGATCTTCCTTCCGATTCAGGCGACGACGTCGAAGCCATGCTTGGCGCCGAGGCGCTTGAGGGATGCGGATCCGGGGATGCCGTCGGCGGCGCTGCCGACGTGGCCGCCGCCGGCCGCCGAGCGCTGCCAGCGGGCGTAGGCGCCGATGGTCAGCGAGCCGAAGGACCCGTCGACGTACTGGGCGGAGAGGAAACCTTCCGCCTTCAGTGCCTTCTCGACGATGAGAACTTCCGCCTTGTACGTGGTGTGGCCCTGCGCTGCGGCCGGGTCGTGCTTCGCCGCGTAGATGACGTGCGCGAGGGACACCTTCGGCTTCGCGGCCGGAGTGACCTGCGTGGCCGTGCCAGCCGGGCGGGGTGCGCCCTTCTGGACCCAGGCGTACAGCGGGCCGCCGGGGCAGGCGGTGGCGTAGCCGTCGCGGTGTCCCTTGATCTCGTCGCCTGCGCCGTGCTGGCGGAGCAGCTCGATGCCGTCGCGGATGGCGCCGAGCATGAGGTCGTTCGGCTCGGTCAGGCCCTCGGAGCCGACGAGTCCGACGATGGCGTAGTGCGCGATGTTCAGCGGCTGGTTGCCGTTGGCGCCAGTGCGCTTGCCGATGCCGCGGCCTTCGAGGAGGTAACCGTGAGGGCAGGCGCCGTAGTTGTAGGCGATGTCGGAGTAGTTCTCGACCTTGTTCGCCAGGTGGCTTTTGCGGATGGCCTGCCACTCGGCGAGGCATGCGGCGTGGTCCGTGAGCAGCTTCGTGCTCACCGCGGTGCCCTCGTAGTGGACCTTCACGCCCTCGGTGGACGTCTGTATCGGCGCGGCCGAGGCCGGCCAACCGAGCTGCGCCCGCGTGACGAGCTTCAACGTGCTGCCTCCAGACATGAGAAAGGCCCCGGCCGGGCGGCGCGGGGCGGACGGTGGGGGTGGCTGGCGTTAGCCGACGGACGGCTCGACAGGGACCGGGGCGGGTGCGTTCGCTTCTTCCGGCTCCGGGACGGGATCCGGATTGGCGACGGGCCGCAGATCGGTGATGGGCTGCTGACAGGGGCCGCATTGCCCCATGTAGCGAGGCGGGTCGAAGTCGCCGCACGGGTAGTAGAAGCCGCTGTGCTCCTCGCCCTCGGCCGTGCAGCCGTCGGTGTGGCACACGGCGACCAGCTGCACGGGCGGCGGCAGCTCGGGGTAGGTCTCGCTCACGAGTCGGCTCCTCAGACGATTGTGCCGATGATCACGTAGACGACGGTGACTGCTGTCGTGTTCTGCCGGGTTGCCCACACCGTCAACCCGGAGCTGGACAGGTTCGTGTACGCGGTGCCCGTGACGCCGTTGGTGGACCCCGTGGACCCGGGGGCCGGGTTCACGATGGTGGTGAAGGCGCGCAGCACGGTGCCGGGCACGGACAGGCCGCTCACCGTCACGGACGTCGGCGTGTTCGCGGCCGACGGCGTGATCGCGACCGATCCGGTGAAGATGTTCGCGGCGGTGAGTTCACCGCTCACGTCAAGGTTGCACGCGGTGCCGTTCTCGCCCTGCACGTACACGTAGGGGGCGTCGCCTGCGAATGTCGATTCGAGCGTGACGATGGCCCGGTGCTGGCTGGCTTTCACCGATCCGGAGGTGAGGGTCAGGTCTGTGTACTGGTCGGCGTCCGAGGCGTAGGTGACGGAGGCAGGGACGTCGACCCGGTCATCCTCGACGGGCCTGAACTGCAACTGCCCGCTGCTCAGGAAGGCGGACATGTTGAGCGGATCCTGCAGCCCGCGTGTCCACACGCCGCCCCCGCCGTCGCCGCCGGTCCTCGGCCCCAGCTCGGCCAGGAGTGTCGCCCCGTCCTCGGCGTACACGCGGAGGGTGCCGACGCTCGCGGCGACCATGCGCCGGGCGGCGCGCAGCTCCCTGACTTGCTGCTCCAGAGCGGCGACCTTGCGCGCCAGTGTGGTCGCATCGGGGGGCAGTTGTTCGAGTTGCCGCGGCATCAGGATTCCTCCACGAGGATCGGGCGGACACGATCGGCGCCCGCGTCGAGCTCCCAGCTCCAGCAGCGGGCGGTGAGGTCGACACCGTCCGGGTGGCGGGGGGATCTCTCGACGGCGAGGTGGATGTTGTCGCCGAGCCCCCATTCCTCGCCGAGACGGGGCGACTGGGAGGCGACTCCCTCAAGGACCCAGGCCTGCCCGCCCTGCGCCATCAGTCCGAGGGACTCGGCGGCGTGCGCGTCGAGCTGGTCCGGGTCGGTGAGTCCCGACGCGGGGGTGTAGCGGTACTCCCAGCGCGGCCAGCCAGCTGTGATCAGCGCGGTGGCTTCGTGGAGCGTCGAGGTGAGGCGTGAGATGCCCTCGCCCTCACCGCGGGCCCGGACTGCGTTCGCGCCCTTGCCCGCCTCGTAGGACTCAGACAGCCGGTACGAGGCGACACAGCCCGGAAAATCGAACGTGACGGCCGTGACGGCTTGGACGCCGATCACGGGCCGTACCCGGAGGGGGAACTGAAAGCCGGAGTGGCTGGCGTTCCAGACGACGTCGATCGTCCACTCCGGGCCGCCGTCCAGGCCCATGATCTCTTGCAGGCACGACAGGATGGTCTTGTCGTCGCCGTCCTGTGTGAGGTAGTCCATGACGACACCCGTGCTGGGGGCGTCGATGACGAACGGGGGCCCATCCGTAAGCGCTGGGGTGACGAGGGCGCTGATGACGGCGGCCTGGTCGGTACCGGTGAGATCCTGCGTTCCGGGGTAGCGGCTGTCGAGGTAGCGCTCCAGGGTGGCGGCGCCGAGCTGCACGGTTGGGTCGCTGCCGCCGTCGCGGGGCAGGACGACGCCGGCCCACAGTGGAGTGTCCGTGGTGGTGTCGACGGCGACGAGGGCCGTACTCCCCGGCGCGGTCGCGGCGTCCCAGCCTGCGGGCGCCCCATCCAGCACGAGGTCGAACTGCAGGGTGGTCGCATCGCCGAGCTTCCGCGCGAGCGTTCCCGTCGGCTTGAGCGACGGCAGGTCCTCGATGATGCCGCCGGTGCGCAGGTCGCAGCCGTACCAGGCGAGTTGGTAGGGGGTGCCGGTCACGTCGCCGACTCGTACTGGAATGTCAGCCGCAACTGCGCCGTGTTCGCGAGCGTCTCCGGGCGGGTCGGGGTCATGAAGTCGATCCGGGGGTTCGTCGTCGACATCGGGAAGAACGGGGCGAGGGTCGTAGCCCCCGGCGAAATGTTGATCTCCCCGGCCCACCGGTCCGTGCCGAGCAGCATGGCGCTCCCGATCAGGGACGCGCCCACGTTGGCAGCGGCGAACGGCACCGTGAAGTTGTAGTTGCCCGACCCGTAGGTCGTCGTGCTGCCGCACGTCAGGTTGATGTGCGCGAGAACGGTCCGCCCGAACTTCTGGTACCGGCCGATCAACGTTCCGTTGCCGACGGACGGGTTGCTTCCGGACCCGGTCCATACCGGCGTGTAGGGCGTCCAGGCACCCGGCGCCTTCAGGTAGGTGTCCCAACTTGTGCCGTTCCACAGCAGCAAGTCGGTGCCGTTGTAGTACGCCTGGCCGGTGTACGGGCTGGACGGGGCCGAAGCCGAGGGCAGGATGCCGCCCGGGGCGGCGGTGTTCGGCCGGACCGCGGTGGACACCGAGGCTGTGCCGCCGTTCGACACGGACAGGACGCTGATCGTGGCGAGCGGCATGTAGATTTGCGTGCCCGCCGGGGTCGGTGCGACCGGGGACGCGGATGGGGTGCCGGCCAGGTAGACGATGTCGCCTTTGTTGAGGCCGGACGCGTCGACCGCGTTGTCCCAGACCCGCAGGTAGACGAGGTCGATGCGGTTCAGGGTGGCGTGAGCGGCCGTGTACGTGCCGGGTGACACGGACGACGGGAACGCCACCCGGTACACGCCCTGGCTCGCGTAAGCGACCGCGGCCACGCCGGCCGAGCAGTTGATGGTCGTCCCCGCGAGGGTGACGGTCAGACCGGGGTCGCCGGGCCGGACGCCCGATCGGGAGCCGAGCGCGGTCCCGTCGGTCATGACCTGCATGGCCTCGACGTTGCGGGCTTCCAGGCCCGAGAAGGTGAGGCTATCGATTGCCCATACGTCTACCGGCATAGCGGCCTCCTCACATCCAGGCCGAGCGCCAGGTGGCGGCCAGCATCGCGGTGGCGTTGTAGGTGCTGGACTGGAACTGGAAGTTGACCGAGCTGCCCGCGGGGATAGTCGGCCAGCCAGCGGAGACGGTCATGAACCGGCGGCGGGACACCGAGCCGTTGAGCAGCACCGTGTGGGCGTCGGTGTCGATGACGAGGACGTCGCCGCTGACCAGATCCTGGGAGTAGATGAGCTGCCGCAGCGTGCCGTCTGGGTACAGGGCGGACACGGTAGGCGCGACGACGGGCCCGGTGATCGTGAGTACTGGTCTGGTGTCGATGGAGCCGCTGTTGACGGCGTTGATCTGCCCGGACACCGTCGTCGCGGAGAATGAGGCCGGGAATGTGATCGGAAACGTCAGGCCCCCTGTGGTGCTGGGCAAGCCCGTCGTCCCAGACTGCAGCGTCGTACCGTACCGGCGCGGGTCAGCGGCCGTCACGAGCACCGACCAGGTTGCGGTGCGGTCGGTGACGTGCTGCGCCAGCACCTTCCCCGACCGCCTCACGGTCGCCTGTTTCGGCGTGGACTCCCAGACCGTCAGCGTCGTGTCCGTCAGGGCGGCCGCCGCGTACAGCTGGTCCAGCGCGGTATCCAACGAGGCCCGGTCCAGGGCCTCCACTGTTCCGCTCAGAGTGACGGGCCGGGAGCCGAGATACACCGGGGACGCCCACGCCCCGTGGTCGGCCTCCCGCTCCTGGAACTCGGCCCGAACCTCCGGACTGTCCCAGCCCTCAAGGGACTGGAGGAACCAAGCCACTCCGCCAGCGTCGACCGCGCCGAGGCGCAAGGTGCCGAGGGTGGCCTGCCGGCCGTCGATGTCCGTGCTTGGGGTGTAGGCCACCCGTGCCTCCTCTCAGCCGACGAACGCCATGTGACGTGCGATGTCCGCCGCCTGCTCAGCGGTCGTCTGTCTGGCCCCGTAGAGGTTGACCGTGATCTGCTTGGTCACCTCGCGGGCGATCGCCGCGCTGGACGTGGCGCCGCCCCCGTACCGGCCCGCGGGCACGAGCTGGTAGCCCATCCCGGCCGCGGTCTTCGCCAGGAGCGCCCGGGACCGGGCCGACCCGTTCCACGGGATCCACGACTCGCGGTCGCCGGCCTCGCCGCCGAGGACCATCGTGGGCCGGGACAGGATCCCGCCCCGCGCCATGGCCTTGCCGCCCTGAGCGATCCACTGCCGCACGAACGTGGCCTTGTTCGCCTCGGGCAGGCTGGAGATCTGCGCGGTCATCTTCGGTACGAGGGCCTTGATGGTCGCCGTGTCCAGACCGGCCGCAATGAGGTCGGCGTACCCGCGGTTCGGGCCGCCCCGCAGCGTGGACAGCAGGACCAGCGAGTTCGCCAGGTCCTCGCCGGAGAGCGTGTTCTGCGCCTTGCCGACGGCCGCATTCGCCACCGCGGCCTGCACGCCGCCCGACGCCGCCTGGTGGGCGAGCTCCATTGCGCTGGAGTCGCCCTGCGCTGCGAGCGCCTGGGCCAGATCCCCGAACCCCGACGCGGCGAGCTTTTGCAGGTCGGCGGCGAACTGCTGGCTCTCTTTGGTCGATCCGTTGAGCTGCTTGGTGAAATCAGCCAGCGTCGCCTTGGCGAGGTCGCCGGTCTTCTCCAATTTCGCGACGATGCTCTTGAACTGCTTATCGCTCGCACCGGCCAACGAATTGACGAGGGCGTAGCCCTCTTCGCCCATGCCTTCCAGCATGGACTGCAGCTCTTTCCCGCCGCGCTGCCCAATCTTTCCGAGGCTGCGACGCCACTTCTCGGTCGCCGCCACGCTTTCGTTCAACTGGGTTTCGTAGGCCTTCAAGTTGAAAGCCTTCGGCGCCTTAGCGCCGTTCTTCAGGCCGAGTTCCTTGTCAGCGGCGTTGACGGCCTTGCGGTCCTTCCGGACCGTGTCGTCGGCGCTCCGTTTCGACTTCTTCGCCTTGGCGACACGCTCCTCGGCCGACCGCAGTTGCGCAGCTGTGTGGTGGCCATGGCGGACCTTCGCCAGGTTCTTCTCGGCGGCCTTGAGATCGTCGGCCTTCTTCTTGGCCTCCTTCAAGGCCTTGTTGAGGTCGTCCCACGCCTTCTTGAGGTCCTCGACCTCCTTGTCGTAGCGGGACTTGGCATCCGACGGCCCGCCGAGCACGGCCTTCGAGGTGGGCGCGTAGGTGAAGCCGGGGATGCCACCGCCGGCCAGGCCACCGCTCGCGAAGCCGGGGATGCGGTTGCTGTTGATCGCGGTCAGCAGCGGCAGGTACCGCTTGGTCGACGCCGCGTTCACCACGAACTCGGTGTCCGAGGTACGGCCGACCGCGCCACTCGCGAACAGCGTGAGGATGCTGTCGGACGTTCCCGTGCCGGGGCCGGCGAGAAGGCCAGACGGCCCCATCTGAACGCCTCCACCGCTTGCGTAGCGGCGGACCCGGCCGCCGTGGGCGTAGTTGCCGCCCTCGTGAAAGACGGTCCCGTTGTCCGTGTGCGTCGTGACGATGTTGATCGCGACGTTCTTGCCCTGGATGCTGTTGATCCGGCCTTGGATCGCGTTTGCTGCAGCGTTCGGCGGTCCGGTCGGCAGGGTGATGATGACGGCCTTGCCCTTGGTGCGCTTGATCTTGAAGCCGAGGGCTTCGAGGTTCTTCTGCCCCTCCTGCGTCAGGGCGTCGACCTTGACGGTCCGGCCCTTGGTGGACGCGACCTTTTTCTTCACCGCTTCGAGGTCGCTGAGTGCCCCCTGTGTCTTCGCGTCGACCTTCGTGGAGACCGAGACGGGCAACTGGAGATAGGCCGCGGCGAGCTTGTCCACGGCATCCTTCGAGAAGCCCCTCGCCAGCATGTCCTTCTTGAGCAGGGCAATGTCCTGTTCAAGGACGGCTTGGCCCGCTTCCTGGCTGTTCTTCTGCTCGGCAACTGCCTGAGCGTGCGCCATCGCTCCCTGAGCAGCCTCGAAGAACGCGGACTTCACCTTGCGGCCCTTCTCGCTGGTGACGTCCAGCGAGTGGCCGTTCTCCTTTACGGCTTCGTTCAGGTCAGCGAGGGACTGCCGGAAAGCGATCTCCTTCTCGCCAGCGCTGATGTTGACGCCGTTCAACGAGTTCAGTGCGTCGACGAGCTTCTCGGCCTCGGTGCGGTTGTCCTGCAACTGATCGGCTGTGATGCCGAGCTGTGCGGCGAGTTCCTTCTGCGAAGTGGCACTCGTCTTGGTCTGTACGTCGACGCCAGCGAGCGCGTCGGTGTACGACGGCATCAGGGTCAGGAGCTTCTCTTTGCTGGTGCCCTCCGTCGCCTCAGCGCCCGCAAGCTGGTTGAAAGCGTCGGCCGCCAGTTGCGCGTTGCCGGACTGGGCGAGCTGCGCCAGCGCTTCGTCAACAGACTTGATCTTGTCGTGCGCCTCGTCCAGGGGGATCTGGGACTCCATCATCCCCTTGGTGATGCTGAACGTGAGGCTGTTGACGATGTCGGTGGTGCGGGCCTCCCAGTCCGGGTGGGCGACGCGCTTGACCGCTTCACCGAACCCGCTGAGGTCCGCGCCGAGGGACTTCAAGCCCTCGCCGCTGATCTTGCCGCTCTTGGCCAGGTCGACCAGCGACAGCGCCATCTTGGACACCGACGGCGGAGCATCTTTGAACTGGTCCCGGATCGTCTGGCTGGCGTAGCCGATAGCTGCCAGGCCTGCCACGACCGCGCTGGTCTTGCCGAGCAAACCGAGAGTGATGCGCGCCCGAGCCGCGGTGACACCCATGGAGGCGAGCGCCGCCCGGGTCGCCGCGATACGCGGCAGCAGGAGCAGGATCCCGGCGCCCGCCAGGGCCGTGGCCCCGCCGATTCCAGTGAACAGTGTGACCGCCTGCTGAAGTTCTGGCGGCAGGCTGGAGTACGCGTTGACGAGCCGGGTGATCCACTGGGTCATGCCCCGTAGAGCCCCGTTGGCTGCGGAGCCGCCCTCGATCAGGGCGACCTCGATGGCGCCCCTCAGCCGCTGCAGGTCGCCGATGAGGTTGTCGGTCTGGATGGAGGCCATGCGCCCTGCGGCACCCTCGTCGTTCACCGACTTGACGTACTTGTCGATGCCCTTCGAGCCGAGCTCGTACAGGATCGTCGCGGAGCGGACAGCGTCCGCGCCGAAGATGGTGGCCATGGCCGCATTGCGGGCTTCGGGCGTGAGCTTGCCGAACGAGGTCTTCATACGGCCGGCCAGCTCGCTGAGCCCGACGAACTTGCCTGAAGCGTCGTAGGCGCTGAAGCCGATCTTCTCCATGGCACCCTTGGCCTCGTCCGACTGCGGGACGAGACGCTGCAACATCACCTTCAGCGAGGTACCGGCGTCCGAGCCGATCAGCGCGTGGTCGGCGAACGCGCTCAGCGTGCCGACGGTGTCCTCAAGCGAGAGCCCGGTCTGGTGGGCGAGCAGACCGCCCATCCGCAGCGACATACCCAGGCCATGCACGTCCGAGGCGGACTTGTTGGCACTGGCGGAGAGGACGTCGGCGATGTGGCTGACGTCCTTGCCCTGCAGGCCGAACGTGTTCATCGACTGGGCGGCGATGACGGCCGACTCGGAGAGATCGATCTGCCCGGACGCGGCCAGGGCCAAGCTGCCCTTCAAGGCGCCGCCGGTGATGTTCGCGACGGAGACACCAGCGCGCGCGAGCTCCGCCTCGGCGTCCGCGGCCTGCGTCGCCGTGTACGAGGTCGTCTTGCCCGCTTCCAGGGCTGCCGCACGCAGCTTGGCCATGTCCTTGGAGGACGCCCCGGTCACGGCCCTGACGTTGGACAGTGCTTTGTCGAACTTCGCCGCGCTCGCGGCCGCCACCGCGAACCCGGCGAGCATGGCGGTGCCGACCGCCACGCCGGCGTGTGCCAGCTTGGAGGTGTCGCGCGCCGCGGTCCGCATGCCGCGCGTGTAGCTGCTGATGTCGGCACGCAGCCGAACGGTGACGCTGCGAGTGGCCATAGGTCACCTCCGCTTGCGTTCGACGTGCACGTGCAAGCCGTCGGTGTCGCTGTTGTTCTTGCTCTGGTAGGCCCGTACCGACTTCGCCGACATTGAGCAGGCGTGGCACTTCACGAGGTGGGCTTGGTAGCCCTCCTCGTTCTCCTTGGCGGTGGCTTCACCCCAGGGCTGGCCGCAGTCCGGGCAGGCGTCCGCCTCGACCTCCGCGAGGGCGAGCGCCCAGTACCGGTCCTCGTCCAGCCACAGGGGCTCGCCCTCCGCGACGACGCGGCCCAGGAATACGGACCGCGGCACCCCCCAGCTCCGGGCTGTCTCTACTTCTCGCCGATGAGGGAGGCCAGGAGTGCGGAGGCGGCCAACGAGAAAGGGACGACATCCGACGAGTTGTGCACGTCCCAGGCCCCGTCGAACAGCTTCTTGATCTCGCCCTCGTTGATGACCTCGAACAGCTCGGCGACCTGCTCCTCGCTCATCTTGGGCTGGACGCACGAAGCGGCGACCAGAGCCCGGGGGAACGACACGGAGTCGAAGGCCTCCTGGTCGTTGTCCGACGGGTGCGCGGCCACGAGGTCCGAGTAGGCCCTGTCGCCGATGTACCGCAGGAGGAAAGGCTCCTCCGCCTCGCGGACCTGCGCGTGAACCGCCTTGAGCTGCTCGGCGATCGCCCGCCCGGGATGGGACTCGGAGAGGTCGGACGGCTCCCAGTCCTCGGAGACCCGCGACAGCTCGTCCTGTAGGCGCTCCGCCTCGCCCGCAAGGTCGCCGCGGATGCAGACCATGACGGTCTTCTCCCGCGGCTTGGCCTTGGCGAGGATGTCCTCGATGCTGTTGGCCATCAGGCGACCGTCGCAGCGGTCGCGGGCGGGCCGGTGACCTTCATCGGGGACACGAACTTCATGACCTCGTTGGCGGCCGGGCTGGAGTTCTGCGGCTCACCGCAGGTGATCGGGTAGACCTCGCACTTCTGGGACGTGGCCCAGGCGGTGGCGTAGGCGACGCCGCGGCGGATGACGAGGTAGCCGCTGACGCCGTACTTCAGCGTCGTGTACGGCAGGTCCTCGCCACCGGTCGTGCCCCGCTTGAAGGTGACCTCGGCGTCGTAGCCGATCCGGCCGACCGTCTTCGTGTCGAACGTGCTCGCCAGCGAGCTGGTGTCGACGTCCGCCGTGCTCGGGTCGAGCTTGAGGCCGTCCGGGGTGACGCGGGTGGTGTAGTCGCTGCCCGCGTTGAGCTCGGCCGTGGTCGGCGCGTTGATGTTCGAGATGGACGACGCCCAGACCACCTTGGTCATTCCGTCGCTGATCAGGTCAGACATGAACCCTCCTCAGGGCATGAAAAAAGCCCCGGGCGACGGGGCGGACAGGACTGGGTGGCGAGGTCAGATGACGAGGTTGGCGACAGTGACGCTGGTCGTCGACGAGTAGGTGATGGCCGCGCTCACACCGTCCGCGGCTGAGGCGAACAGGTCCGGCGTGAGCGGCCCGATCATCTTGTCGCCGGTCGTCGCGGGCACGGTGACGACGAGGTCGGCGACCGCCTGGCCGCGCAGCCTGCCCGTCGCGGTGATGGTGACGGTCATCGAGCTGCCGTTCGTGTTCTTGACGTGCAGGAACGAGCGTTCGCCGCACGTCACCGTGGTGGACGCAGCAGCAGCGGAGTAGGTCGGGGTCAGGCCGCTCAGGGCGACGACCTGCTGGGCGAGAAGCGCCATGAGGGACTCTCCTATCAGGCGGGAATGGACATCAGCCGGTACTGCACCGGCACGAACCAGCTGGGCGGGTTGGTGTCGTCGTCGCGCTGCACCGGAGGCCCGCCCAGATCCTCCGGCCGCCACGCTGTACGGCCCTCCACCGACAGCGGGCCGTGCAGGGCCTGCCGGACCCGGTCGGCCACCCACAGAGCGCGTACCGCATCGCCCCCGACGCAGGTGACCTGCACGACGCCGACGAAGTCGGTGCGCTTGTCCGCGAGCGACTCGCGTACCGCCTCGCCGGGCTCGGGATAGATGACGGCGTACTTGTCGGGTGGCGACCAGCCGGCATCCGTTGGCGCCCCACCCAGGTAGACCGTCAGGCCCGGGATGGTCTCCAGCGCGGCCTGCACTGCGTCGACGTGCGGCAGGACCTCAGGCGGTGATGTCATCGATCACCACCAGGCCAGGCCGCGGCTGGCGATGAGCGCCATCTGCGCCTCGAATCGGGGCTCCTCGACGTCCAGGGCCCGGCCGCCGTCCCTGTGCGGGGGATTCTTCACCGACCCGTACTCCAAGATGTTGCCGAGCGCGCCCTGCGGGCCGCCCTTATCCGGGCCGATGATGGCCAGGGTGACGTCCGGGCCATAGGCGGCAACGTCGTAGCTGACCGACCGGGGGTACAGCTTCCCCGCGTGCTTCCGGCCTGTAGCGCGCGCGTTCGCCCGCCAGTCCTTCTTGATGTTCATCGCGCCCTTGCGGACCACCATGCGAGCGTCCCGGCGAGCGCGGGGGACCACGCGGGCCAGATGCCGCTCAAGGCGCCGCACGTCGCTCATGTCGAAACGGGCACCGTTCATGACCGGTCCTCCACTCTGATCCGCCACGCTGTGGACTGGTCCGAGAACGAGGCGCCGGTCACCCACAGGACCAGGCCGACCATGCGGGGATCGGCCGACGCGGTCACTTCGATACGGGTGCCGGGCAGAACGCGGCCACCGGGCAGGCTCGTTGACCACGGCAGGTGCACCTCGTACTCGCGCAGCACGATTCCACGCTCACCGGCCGCGGTCTCCTGGCCAGTCGATGCTGCGATCGCTTTCACCCTGGCCTTGCCGGCGTACAGCGTGGACTGGGCGCCGGGGATCGTGGAGCCTGTCGGTCGGTCGAAGCTGTCGGCCGCCTGGCTGTACAGGCGCACCGTGTCCCGCATACGTTCCTCGGCAGCTGCCCGGCCGGCGGCCAGGAGCGTGTCGAGGCTCACCGCAGTCCCACCACTCCGACGCGCCGCCGGTAATCCCCGAGCAGCATCTTGTGTGAATCCGACAGGCTGCCCGCGCCGAGCGTCTCAGCGGCGAACGTCCGGCTGTAGTCGTCGATCGTTTCCTGACGGAGCATCGACGGGTTCGCCAGCGTCGCTGACGCCAAGTCCAGGCAGACGGCCCGCACGTCGTCCGGGATCTCCTCCCAACCGTGCGTGTACGTCACCTGAACCAGACCAGGATCCGGATAGGTCGTGGTGCCCGGCAGTCGATGCCAGCCGCCCGTGCGGAGCAGCCGATCACCCGACAGCACCCAGTCGTTCAGGACCAGGCTGTTCACCTTCACCTCGGAAACCGAGACGACAGGTCGCTGCGGCAGCACCAGCTCATTGCAGTCGATGACGCGCAACGTGACCACGTCGTCGACCACCCGCGTGATGGTCTGCCGCGTCCACCTGCGGATCACGGCCGACGCGGACGCCAAGGCGAGATCGGCCGCAGCAGAATCGACCGACGCCTGCGTGGCTGCGGCCAGTTCGGCCGCCGTAGCGAACGGGGGAAAAGCCACGGCGGCCTCCCCTCGTCAGCGCTGGCGCGCGTCGTCGGCGAGCTTCTGCCGCACCTCGCGAGCGTGGTCCGCGTCCGTCTCCGGAGTCGGCTTGCCCTCCAGGACGCCGGCCACGGTGTAATGCGAGTCGGGCGTGGGGTCGACCTCGACACCCAGATAGCCCTTCTCCTCGGCCTTGTCGACAGCCTTCTGGACTTCCTTCTGTGCCGCGTCCTGCGGCGGCTGGGAGGTCTTGCGCTCTGCCATGAGTCTGCTCCTCAGTTCCGGGTGACGGTGACGCGGACGAGTCCGCCCGGGTCGGCCTGACCGGTGCCGATGTGCAGGGACCGCCACAGCAGGGTGTCCCCAGCGGCCAGGACCAGGTTGGCGGCGGTGCCGGACAGGGTGATCGCCCTCTCGTCGTTCGCGACGGCGTTGACGCCGGAGTCGAACTGGAGGGTGGCCACCGACGTGGTGCCCGATCCGGCCGCGCCCTTGTTGAAAAGGGTGACCGAGCGGGTGTTGGTGTTGGCGCCGGTGATCGCAGCCTCCGGGACGTACTGCACAGCCGTGACCGTGCAGTCGAAGGGAGCCTGAGCGATGACCGTGTCGTCGTCGTTGCCAGCGGTCGAGACGGCCGGTACGTCCGCCTCGATGGTCCGCTGCAGGGGTGCGGTGTCTGCCATGAGAAGTCTCCTGGTCCGTTACGGCAGGTCGATGCGGGCAACCGGGTACCGGTTGGCCTCGGTCGGCTGGTCGTTGTTGATGGTGTTCGAGACCTGCCAGCCCACGCGGAAGGTGAGACGGATGGCGGTCATGTCCTGCTGGGCCAGGTTGTAGACGATCGCACCGGTGTTGTCCTGGATGACCGCCTGGTCGAGGATCTTCATCGTGATGTCCTGGCGGACTCCGATGACGAACTGGCTCCAGTCACCCATGAACAGGGTCGGGGAACCCGAGGAGGACCCGAACAGGCCGCGCATCGGGTAGACGACCGGGAGGCCGTCGATCGACATCAGGTTGCCGGCGACCCGGGACTCGTCGAGCTTGCGGCCCTGACTGTCGCGGGACTTGCGGAGCTTCGACTTCACCGAGGTGGCGCCGACGAAGCCGGACACCTCGTAGCCGTCAGCCTCGACCAGGCCGTAGCCGTTGTCGATGTCGCCGAAGAACGCACCGGCGGTGGCGGCGGAGTTCGCGGTGACGTTGTTGCCGGCGGCGGTCGCCGAAGAGGCGATGTTCGTCGGCCAGGAGCTGGGGGCGTTCGTCCCGAAGAACGTGGCAGCGTCCAGGGTGCGGCCCATCGCCTCCGTCATCAGAGGCATCGCCTCGTCCCAGATGTTGGCGTCCACGTCGGCCAGGACGTTGTCCGGGACCGGCATGATGACGGCGATCTCCTCGATGTTGAGGAACTTGTTCGCCCAGTTGACCTCGGTCGTCTGCTTCAGACCAGTGTCACCCCCGACGAAGTACGCCGTCGGCAGCGCCGACAGGACCGGGAACCGGACCTGCGCGCGGCCCACCGGGACCCGGCGGAACAACGACAGGACGGCGGACTGCTCCAGCGCCTTGCCGAGCATCTCGTTGGAGACCTCTTCGGGGATGAGCGCCTGAGCGTCCGTCCGCGAGGTCAGGTTGGTAAAGGCCATGGTCCGGCCCTCTCATTTCTCTAGTGCCGGCCGGACCTCGCCGTGCCGGGGATGGGTCAGCCGAGACCGGCCTTCTGGCGGATCAGGGCGTTCATGTCGGTCGGCGCACCCGCTGTCGTGCGCGCTCCGCCGTCGAACGACGGGGCGGCGGGCTGTTCCTTGCCGAGGTGCGGCTTGCGCTTCAGCAGGTCGGCGAGGGCCTTCTCGATGCCCTTGCTGTCGATGTCGCCGTCGTCGTCGACGAAGTCGCCCAAGTTGAGGAAGGCGGCTGCGTCCGACGGGTCCGCGAAGGTCGATGCGGCTAGGGCCCGAACTTCGGCCTTGGCGGCGCGTTCCACCATTGCGGTGGCCCGCTGCTCGGCCGCGGTTGCCCGCTCGCTGGCCTTCTGGACTTCGGACTTGTCTCGGTCCTCGATCTGCTGCAGTCGCGCTGCATGCGTCCGGCTCGCCTTCTCGGCGTCCTTCGCGCGCTGCTTCCACTCGGCGAGGGCCTTCTCTCCGGCGGGGCCGAGCGGGGCGTCACCGGCAGGGTCTGCCTGATTGCCCAGCTCGGCGGACTGCCCGCCTTCGGGCACGACGGGTTCGGCTGCGGTTTCGGACATGCGGTACTCCCGTTGCGGGATAAGGCCGCGCATTGCGCGCGGTCAGGTCAGATAGCCGAAGCGGCGCAGCATGGCGATCGCCTCGTCACGGCTCTCGGCGAGCTCGAAGATCTGCTCGGGCAGGAGCCTCGGTGACGTCAGCCGGTACTGGCGGCCGATGTTGGCGGGCACCCGGCCGCGGGCGATGTCCCGGGCCCGCTCCCGCCGGTAGTAGTAGCCGCGGGTCGTGGTGCCCTCGCGGGTGGCCCGCAGAGTGCGACCGTAAGCGGTTGTGGTGTACATGCCGCGGCGGGCATTCACGACCTGGCCCATGTCGGCGCCCTCACGGATAGCCCGCGCCCCCGCAGCTGTGAAGACGCGATCCTGCTCGGCGCGCGTCAGACTGCCGAAGTAGGTCCGCGGGTCAAGGAATCCGCTACCGCCCTGGCCGCGCGGACGCGTGGTCGGTGTGAAGCGGTCCGAGGACAGCGAGCCGCGTCGGTGCTGATTGCGGGCGATCAGCGTGGTCGGCAGGTGAACGCAGTCGCAGCGCGGATGCCGCTGGAAGCCGCGGTTCCAGCCGTACTCCTTGCCCGCCAGGATGATGCACCGGGCACAGGCCGGGGGCTGTACCACCCGGACATAGCCCTGGATGGTGCGCTTCCCAGCCATCGAGGAACCGACAGCACTGCGGCCGGCCTGCGCGACCTCGGACGTCGACAGCATCAATGCCCGCTGCAGACCCCGCATCATCGCGTCGTCCGCGGCCAGGCCGTGGCCGATGCCCTCCTTCGTGGTGATCACCGACAGATACATCAGCGAATCCAGCGCCCGGCCGTCAGCCGCGAACCCGGAAAAGGCTGACGGCCGGACAGCGCCCGCACGCTCCGGGTCCGCACCCTCGACGTCCGCAACCTCGTCCACGTAGTCGTCAGCCAGGCCGGCCGACGCCAACTGGCCCGCCGCAACGGCTTCCGCCATGCGGCGGCCGATGCCGGAGTCCCAGGAACCGCTCAGGTCGCCGAGGTCGAGGAGGCGCCATAGCTCCTGCACCTGGTTGGCGGTCTTGCGGGTGTAGCGCTGCTGACTGCGGTAGTGGCGAAGTGCGATCTGTCGTACCGTCGCCACGGCCTACTCCGGAGGGATCGCGTCGACAGGCGGCTCGGCAGGGCCCGGCTTGGGCCCGTACTCGGCCGCCAGGTCTCCGCTCATGGCCCGGTCGAGAGCGTCCTCATTGAGGCCGCGCCAGCGTTCGATCTCCTGCGGCGTGGCACCCCAGCGCTCCCACAGAACCTCGCGAGGCACGCCGAGAGTCCCCATCTTGACCAGGGCATCGACGAGTTCGCCCTCAGTGCGCCACTCCGGACTCTTCCAGACGATGCGGGCCTGCGAGGAAGCGAACCCGGCGAGACGCATCGTGCGCTCCAGTCCCTCCTCCAGGAACCGGCGCCGCTGGTAGATCTTGTGGATCAGGCCCGCCTCTGCCGCCTTCAGGGCCTCCGCTGACAGGTTGACCATGCTGCCGAGCAGGTAGTGCGGCGGCGTCGACGTGATCGCCGCAATGTCGTGGACATCCGCCTCTTTGGCCTTGAGGTATCCCGTCAAGTCCGCGGCAGCGAACTGCCCGAACTTGGCGCCGCTCTCCTCAGCGATCAGGATCTTGTTCACGGCGACGTCGAACGGTTCGATGTCCTGGCCGTTCTCGTCGACCGGGATCTCCATCCCGGTGACCCACTTCTGCGGGAACGCCGCGAACTCCTGGGTCATCATCCGGTCCGCGATTGTCTTGTTGATCCGGTCCTGGATTCCCGTGACCGACCGCAGCTCGGAGGCGCCCGGCTTCAGCATCCGCGGACGGTTCGCGAGCTCCCCGAACGGGACCTCGCCGAGGACGTTCTTCCCGCCCCACTCCTCGCCCGCGACCTCACGCCGGACCCACTGCGGCTTCTGGTGGCCCTGCCCGTACTTCGGCTCGGGCGCCTCGAACTTGTAAATCCGGTCGGGGAGATAGACGGTGCAGCAGAGCTTGGCCGTCCAGTCATCGATCCACAGCTTCAGCGCCGCGGCCATCTCGCCCGGCTCTCCCGGCTTCTCCTCGGTGATGACCTGCGTCGGATGCTCCGGGGTGATCCGGAAACCGAGCCGCTTGTCCGGGGACACCAGCATGTAGGCGTTACCGCGGATCGCCGCTTCCAGGAATGCCAGCGAGGAGCCGCCGTCGAGGTTGTTGTCCTGCCACAGCCCCCACGCCGCCTGATCCGCTTCGCCGGCGTCTGCGTCCGACTGGAAGCCCGCCACCTCCAGGCGACCCACGAGCGCGTCAACGACGAGCTCCATGTAGTTCGCCCGGGACATCTTCAGCAGCCGCCGGAACGGCTCCCGCGCGCGTTCATGCAGGTGCGGCAGCGGGTGCTCGCACTCGTAGTAGTCGTCGAAGACCTTCGTGTCCTCCGACCGCTTGCACAGCGCCTCGTACAGACGGTCGCGCCACCACTCCGGGGACTGGACTGCAGGCTGAGGCATCCGGCCCCCCTCTCGATCAGAATCCGCGCGCCCTGCGCCTCTTCGTCCGGGCCAAGCCCGCCGCGATCGCGTCGCCCGCCGCCTCGTGGGCGAGGATCGAGCACATTCCCAGGTCGATCTTCTGGCTCTCAGACGCCTTCTTCAGCACGTAACGGCCCGCAGGCCGGGCGCCCTTGCGCATGTTGCGGATGTGCTGGCCCGCCCACTGGCAACCGTCGTGCCGGAACGTCGAGTCCTGCTTCGTCACGTCCGTCACCAGGCGCTCGGCTGCGCCGTGCATCTGCGCGATCCGGTTCGTGTACCAGCGGGTGACGACCTTCTCCCCGTACTTCTCGGCGAGCGTGTCGCACTCCGACTCCCAGTACGGCGGGTCCAGATAGGCGCGCACCACCGAGAACGCAGTGAAGATCTCGTCGAATGCGGCCATGACCTCCAGGCGCGGCACCTGGCCGCCCCACTCCGCTGGATTCCACACCGTCGGCCGCCGGTCCGGCCCGTACAGCGGCGTGAACTGGTAGCCGTCCAGAGTCTCCAGGCGGATCCCGGTCCAGTCGTCGATGTCCGAGCCGTCGAAGCCGAGCGTCACCAGAGCCTGCGGGCCGACCTCCTGCGCCTGATGGCGCAGATCCCAGCGGTCGCCGTCGATGAAGGCGCCTGTACCGGCCACGATGCGGTTCAGGTAGAAGCGTTCGGCCTGCGCGGGATCCTTCTCCGCGATCTCGACCAGCTCGCCGTCGATGCGGTCCAGGTCAACCCAGCCGCCGACGAGTACGGAGGAATCGCCGTAGGCATGCCGCAGCGCCTTGTGCCGCTCCCGCTTGTTCGCCAGCGACGCCGGAGCCGGAACCCGGTGATCCCGGTAGACGTCCTTCACGGACGCTTCCGCTGTCCGCTGGGCCACGGACTGCTCGCTCGGATCCCACGCGTTCGTCGTCTCTACTGCCCGGCCGCCGGTACCGGAGAGGTTCCGGCGCTGGGTCTCGGCGAGCTTCCAACCACCGTTCGCCTCCAGCCAGGAGTGCGTCTCATCCTGCACAGCGAACGTGATCCGCTGCCCCAGGCGAGCCCGACCCGAGCTGGTCACCGGCTCGATACGGCCGCCGCCCGGCACGTTGATCCGGGTCTCGCCCGTATCCGGGATGAGATCCGCGAGCGGCCCCTCATCGATCATCGGCACGAGGGCCCGATAGACGTTGTCGGTCTGGTCCTCGGACGTGGCCGCGATCTGGATCCACGGCGTCTCCCACGCCCGGCCCACCGGCTCCCCGTCCGCGTCCCAGCCTGCGAAGCGGACAGGCCCGGACGCCTCCGCACACACCATCGCGCACGTCAGCGGGCCCTTGCCCCACTTCTGCGGACGGACCAACTGGCTACGTCGGTAGTGCCAGGCCGACCGCCAGCCGTCCTCCGTGGCATCCGACCGGAGCCGGTAGTGCCAGGCGAGGAACGTCCACATCTCGTCCGTCAGCAGGTACGGGCTGCCGATGTCGTCGCCGTCCGGGACGACACAGTGGTTCTCGATCCACTCCCCCACCAGCCAGCCCAGCGTCGGGAACTCGCCCGGATGCTCAGGACCCCGCCACGGCATCCGAGTCGACCACCCTCAGCCGCTGCCGCGCCGTCTTCTTCGCAGCCTGCGAGGTGCGCTCCTCACGCTGCTCGGCCACCTCGTCCGCCGAGACCTCCCAGCGGAGGCGGAGCATCGCCTGCGGCGACAAACCCAGGCGGTCTTCGAGCAGTCGGGCCTCGGCGCCGGCCTTCAGGTCGCCGGTCTCGGCCCGCACCTCGAAGCGCACGTAGCGTGCGACGGTACGCAGCCAGCGCAGCCGCTCCCAGGCCACGGCCTGCGGCGTAGCCCACAACTCGTCCCAGAGCTCGGCCTCTCGGCCCTCCAGGATGGCGAACAGGCCCTCGTCGTCCTCCGGCAGGCCCGGCAGGGGCCACGACGGAGACGGTCCTTGACGTCCCTCGGCTGGCAACTGGGTCATCGCGACGGTGGCGTTGCGCCGGCGTCGCTCCCCTGCAGGCTTGGGTGGCGGTCCAGGCATATCGATCACTCTCCAGGTGCCGTTGCGGCACGTCGACGCCGGCCGTTGCGGCCGGCGCACTGGTTGCACAGAGTGGCAATTTCCAAGATCACGGAGCCGGGGGAACCCGTACAGATGGCGAGCCGCCTCCC